GTCGGTGGTGATGGGCAATATGTATTTGGCCACCGCCGCCGGCTCCTGGCTGGATATGTTCGCCTGGGGCGTCAACGTGAAGCGCAAGCCAGCAACGGCAGCGGAGGGGGCTTTTCGGTTCGACAAGGAAAACGCCAGCGCCATGGTGACCATCCCCGCCGGCACGGTGGTGCAAACCGAGCGTTTGAACGGTCATGTGTACAGCGTGGCGGTGGTGAAGGAAACCACGTTGGCCGCAGGCACCGCCAGCGGGCTTGTGCCGGTTAAGGCCACCGAGCCAGGCGGCGCGCACAATCTGGCCCCTGGGTATTACCGGATTTTGCCGCAGGCGGTGCCGGGTATCCTGCGGGTGGAAAACGGGGAAGGGTGGTTATTGGTGCCCGGAGCCGATCAGGAATCTGACGACGATTTACGGGACAGGGCGCGCAACCAATACAACTTGGCGGGCAACTATCACACGGATGCGGTTTACCGCAGCATGATCGCCAGCGTGGCTGGGTTGAGTATCGATCGCATTTTCTTTCTGCATGATGCTCCGCGCGGGCCAGGTACGGCTAACGCCTATCTGCTGTTGGATTCCGGCGTTGCCTCGCAGCCCTTTATTAACGCGGTCAATGATTACATTACTAACAAGGGGAATCACGGTCACGGCGACGATATGCAGTGTTTTGCCATGCCGGAAACCCAGCACGATCTGGTCGTGACGCTCTTTGTGGAAAACAAAGCCAACTTTACGGCGGAGGAGCTGGCCACGCTTACCCGCAGCAGCGAAACCTTGATCCGCTGTGCGTTCCGCCAGAATGCTGAATACAACGTAAAGAAAACCTGGCCTTATGCGCGCTTCTCGTTTTCCAACCTGGCCAGGGAGTTACACCGGACGTTTCCAGAGTTGGAGTCTGTCACGTTTTCCCTGGGTGACATTGTCAGCGCGCTTAACGTGCCGAGATTGAAAACTTTAAAACTGGTGGTAGCCGATGCCTGATTTTAATCAACGCCTGGCGGGGATGCGGTTGCCGTCATGGATGAACCGAGGGGAGCCGGCCAAGCTGCTGCGCGCCTGCCGCAATTTCTGGTTATGGGTATATGGCTGGCTGACCTGGCCGCTGAAACAGTTGGATGCCGCCACCTGTACGGTGCCGTTGCTCCAGGTCTTGGCGTACCAGCGTGATATTACCCGCTTCAACGGGGAGCCGCTGGAGCTGTTCCGCAAGCGGGTACAGTACGCCTTTATCAATGCCCGCGATGCGGGATCGGTGGCCGGGTTTATCGCCATTTTTGAACGTCTGGGTGTGGGCTATGTGGAAATTCGGGAACGCCAACCAGGCATTGATTGGGACGTGATCAGCCTGAGCGTGACAGATGGCCAGGTTGCCAGTAATCCCGACCTGTTGATGCAGATCATCCAGCAGTATGGCCGCACCTGCCGCCGTTATCGTTTTGAAGTGATTAATAATTCCACTCTGCAATTACGTGTTGGCTGGGTGGGGTGTGAGTATGTGTGTTACAGCGCCGCCAGCACGGTGGCCAGCACCAAAAACCAGAATGCCGCCACCGTCGCGAGCGCAACACTTAAGGGGTAGTCAGAATGTCACAAACCGCGATCACCTTTGCCTTTGAGCAATGGAAAGCAAAAGAAGCCGTGAACGGCTCCCGCGTGGTGCTGGATGAGTTCGTTTTTGCCAACGTGCCGGGCCTTGATGCCAGCAAGCCGATCGACCGTAAAGAAGGGATGCCGGCTGCTGGCCAGATTGTGCATCGCCAGGCGGTGAACAAAACCGGCGTAGTGAACAATAACGCCGTGGTGTATTCGGTCACCCTGGGCACCGAGGTGGGGGACTTCGATTTCAACTGGATCGGCCTGGTGAACAAGGCCACCAACACGGTGGCGATGATTGTCCATGCACCGGTGCAGCGCAAGGTGGCCAACCACGCGGGCCAGCAGGGCAACGCGATCACCCGTTCCTTTGTGATGGAGTATGACGGCGCGGCCAGCGAAACGGCGATCACCACGCCAGCGGAAACCTGGCAGATTGACTTTACCGCGCGCCTGGGTGGCATTGATGAGATGCAGCGCCTGATTAACCACGATCATTATGGTGCCGGCGCATTCTTTGGCAATGGGTTCCTGGTAGCCAAAACCGGCGCGCAATATTTCGTGACTGCCGGCACCGGCTATGTGGGTGGGCTGCGGGCTGTGTTAGCTGCCAACCAAAACATTACCGTGACAACCAAACCTATCAAGGTGTGGGCCGATGTCAGTTTGCAGGGCAACGTGGTGAGCCAATGGGCGGCGATGGTGAAATTTACCGTTGCGGCCACGGCGGTGGATTACACGGATAACGCCGGTTTTAAACATTATGTGTTTGCGGTGGCCAGTATTGACGCCGCCGGCAATATCACCGACCTGCGCCCGAAAGGTTCACTGTCCGACCAGACCGGCAATGATGCCTATTTGCGTAAAGACGATAACTTGGCGTCACTGAAGGATAAGGCAAAGAGCCGGGATAATCTGGGCTTAAAAGCCGCCGCATTGTATGACGTTGGTATTAATGCCGGGCAACTGATGGAAAATGGCGCATTTGGTGTAGGTGGGGCGACCAAGATCCTTTCTTCAAGCGATACCCTGGCGATCATCCAATCATTGAAAACAGGAAAGTACGCGGTTAACGCTGGTTCTGTAGATATGCCTGTGAAGGATCTTGCCTATTGTTTGGACTGGACATTAACCTCACCCACCAGTGGGGGGCATGGTGTTCTCATTGCGACAGGTTTAATTACTGCGCCAAGCTCTTGGGATAGGGTATATCGCAACACATTGCGCAATGGGGTGTGGCAAGGGTGGGTAGTCCTTTATGACACCGAAAATAAGCCCACCGCCAGGGATGTGGATGCAGTTTCTGCCAGTCAGGGCGGGGAGTTTCATAAGGAAATCCAGGCATCGCGTGGGGTAATGGTCGCTAATGCCTGGCAAGGAAAGCCCGGCGGTATTTTCCCCGGAAATGGCGATGATCGAACATTCGATGTGTGTAACGTTGATATTAAATCATGGTACGGCATTGGCTTTTATAACTCTAGTGGCGCGGGTACTCAGGGGCGCACCATTATTATGAACGTGCGTGCGGGTTATCTTGAGGCCAAGGGAAATATCAAAGGGTTAGGGCTATACGATGCTTCCGGGCGTGTGTATTCGCCGGGTAACAAACCCACGGCGGCAGATGTCGGGGCGCTTACCGATGCGCAGGCCATGCAAAAGTATGCGCTGCGGGCTTACAAGGTCAATGGCAAGCCGCTGACCGGCGATGTCAATTTATTGGCCGCTGATGTGAACGCCTGGAATAAAACCGAAGCTGATACACGTTATCTCATGCTGACGGGTGGGCAGGTTAAAGGCAAAACCGGTTTTCTAGGGGGACTCCACCTGGGAAATGAAAATACCTGTCTGGAAGCTGGCGGCGATGCGGCAGGGTTTACCACCAATAACCTGTTGCTGAAATCTTGGTACGGCATTGGTTTTGTCAATACTTGCCCTACAACAGGTATTCAGGGCGTATCGGGATTTGTTAACGTGCGAAACGGTGATTTGCAAATGAAACGCAATATTACCGCTGATGCGCAAATTATTGAGGCGGGTAAGCGTGTGTATTCACCCAATAATAAACCGACTGCTGCTGATGTGAATGCATGGAATAAAACCGAAGCTGACGGACGCTATTTAATAAAGAGCGGCGGCCAGTTAACGGGGGTAGTGAAAACCAGCGCAGAAATCCAGTCCACTTCCTCAGATAACTACCGATTAATTGGTGGTGATTATGGGGCGTACTGGCGTAATGATGGCAATAATCTGTATTTGCTGATGACCAAGGCAAAAGACCAGTACGGGACATATAACGATCTGCGCCCGTTATCCGTGGATGTGAAGAACGGAAATATCACGTTTGGCCATACCGTGGGCGTAAATGGTTTGCTTAGGGTCAATAAAAATATTTCCATTGGTGAGGATTTATATGTTGATCGCAATGCCTCCGTAGCTGGCAATTTGACCGTGGGGAAAAGCACTCACAGCAGTGATGGCAATATTTTGGGTAGCCGCTGGGGCAATAAATGGCTATGGGATGCAATTGTTGAGCAGGACAATGGCCGCGTTGACTGGAACTCATTTAATAATCGCACTCATGTGGCTGGTGATCGCAATGCATGGTGGTACAAGGACGAATTGACGGGATTCATTATCCAGGGGGGCGTGGTCAATCGTGTTGATTACGTTAACTGGGTTGGTTTTCCCCGTGGTTATGCGCGGGAGTGCTTCGGTGTGCAACTGACACTTACCAGTTCAAACGGAACTTGGTTCGGTGATAGTCGGGTCAATATTCAGCCGCGAGATCTGAGTAACAACGGGTTTAACGCAATGATGGATGGTCAAGAGCAGGTGGTGTTCTGGCAGTCGGTGGGGGTTTAAGGATGAGTTACGGATACAGCGCAACGACGAATACGTTTTATGTGATTGAGGAAAAGGATGATTTTCAGGCTAACGGAACGTGGCCGGATGATGTAACGCCGATCACCGATGAAGAATGGAACACCTACCGCGTACAGGGGCAAAGGGGGAAAGTCCGTGGGGCGGATGCGCAGGGGCGACCTTGTTGGGTTGATGCCCCACAGTTAACACCAGTGCAGCAGATAGAGATTACGTCCTGGGAAAAGGCCGCGCGGTTGGAGATGGCGGGTAAGGCGATCGCCCCTCTTCAGGATGCGGATGATTTAGGGGTAGCGACGGCAGAGGAAAAGGCGCTTTTACTGGCCTGGAAAAAGTATCGGGTGTTAATCAATCGTATCGATGTGGCCCAGGGGGATGCGATTGCCTGGCCGGAGGTGCCGAGTGTGGCGTAAGGCGGTGTTACGGATGCCAGGCAATATGCAGGCGCTTACGTGTTCGATGGTGCCGGCGCATCCGTGGGTTTATGGCGTAGGGCGGCAAGAAACATCTGGCAGTTACCTTAGCCCTGCCAATGCTGTGGATTATTTGGCGGGCAGGTTAGCCGGCCAGGGGGAGGAAATCAGCGCCACCGTGTTTATGATATGCGCTAACTCGCACGCTGAGTTTATGCCGCTGGTCACAGCATTGGCGGGGGTGTTGCCTTTGCCGGCGATGAGCCAAGTGCAGCGCATGGCACAAACTGCGGCCACCCAGGCAGTTACCCGGATGCAGTTGCCTGGAAAAATAGGGGGTGGTTTGCCGGCAGCGGTGCCACTTTCAACCAGCGCGCAGCGCCTGGCACTGAATGCGCAGCGTATCGCAGAAGCCAAAGCCGGCGCGGCGATCGGTGCCAGTGTGGGGGGCTTACAATCGGCGCTGGCCGGTTTTGCTCAAGCCCGCCAATCTGCTCTGGATGTAGTGAGTCAGGCAATGGCGGCATTGCAGGGGAAAAGCGCGCCGGCGTGGGTATTTACGGCGAAAGGGGCCGCCGCTAGCGTCAGTGCAGCAATGAAAAAGGATATTCCCCACCAGGATGCGGTTTTTACTCTTGCGGTGTTGTTTGTGGGCAAGGATTTGGAGCAGTTGGAGGCGATGATCCATGACGATAGTCACGCTGGCGCTTAATGGTGAGGCGATCCCGATGAAAGGGATCATGGTGACACCGATGATGCAGTTTCAGGATAAAGACCAGTCTGGGCAAACGTCCAGCACGGCAAATGCGGAACAAGGGATAAAGCCCAAAGAGCTGCGTATTTCCGGCATGATCCCGTTTAGTGAAGCCAAAGTGTTAACCCGTCTGTTTGCCCTGGCGGAGGCGACGGAGGGCGGCAAGCTGAAACGCTACCGTGTGGCCAACCACACCGCCCAGGCCATTAATTTTAGGCTGGCGACCTTCACCGGCTCCATTGACGCGCCAAAGCAGGACGGTAAACAAGCCTGGCTGGTGACGTTCACCCTGCGTGAGCATTTAAGCGTACCGGAAAAGAAAGATGCGCGGGCAGGCAGCAAAACCGCCGCCAAAAAGCAGGCACCAGGTGCGAATGGCCAGGTGAAAGGGAGCGGCGCGGCGGAAGATGAACAGAAGTTGAGTTGGTTTGAACGCAAGGTGCTGAAACCGGCGGATGATGCATTGGCCGGCGTAATGGGGGGCGAATGAAACCGATTAAACGTCTGATGTTGTCCGGGGATGCCGTGCCCCTGGTTGATCTTAACCTGGTGTTGGAGTTGAACGGCTGCGGGCGTGGCTTTATCACCGCGCAGACCGACACGGATTACACTGGCAAACTGGTGCGCCTGGATGCCGGCTATACCAATGGCATTTTGCGCTGGTTTACCGGGTATGTGGAGCGCGCGCAGCCGGCAGAGAATGGTTTCCAACGGTTGTTTGTGCGTGAGCTGGCCGGCGTATTCGAAAGGCTGTGGCCGTGTTCCTTCCAGCACCCGACGTTGCGCCAGGTGGCTAGTTGGCTGGAGGAAAACAGCGGGTTAACCATTGCCTTGCCAGTGCAGGCGGATTACCTGGACACACCGATCCCCCACTTTACCCATAGCGGAACAGGTTACCAACTGCTGGCCAACCTGGGGGCTGCGTTTGCAGTGCCTGATTACGTTTGGCAGCCGTTACCGGACGGCGGTTTATTCTTAGGCAGTTGGCTGCATTCCATGTTTGCCGGCAAACCAGTGGATATTCCCGCTGAGTTTAGCCAGTCGCGCGCCGGCGGCAACAGCATGACGTTGCCCATGGTGCCAGCCTTGCGCCCTGGTGTGGTGGTCAATGGCCGCCGGCTGTCCAGTGTGCGCCTGGAAAATGACGACACCACGATCACCTGGTTGGCCATAAACCCGTTAACCGGCAAGGCGGTGGCGGTTTCCCCTGCGCAACGCCAGATTGATGCGGCTTACCCGGAATTATCGGCGGGATTACACTTGCCAAAATTCGCCAGGGTAGAGGCCCACGCGGAAGCCGTAAGCAGTGGCAACCTGGCCGATCCATTCCGGCCCCGCTATGCCGTTGATTTGCAGTTGTTGGACGCAGACGGCCAGCCGGCAAAAAGTACGCCGATTTACCCGGCGGTGCCGCTGCCGTTGCCAATGGCAGGGAATGATTCGGGTATGTTCCAGTTTCCGCCGGTGGGAACGCTGGTAGAGGTCGCCTTTACGGATGGGCGTCCTGATAAGCCGTTTATCCGCCAAACCCTGGCCCAGGGCAATACGTTGCCGGATGTAAAGCCCGGCGAGCAGCTACAGCAGCAGCGAGAGGAGGTTTCCCAGCGGGTTACTCAGGCAGGGGATTGGGAGCGGAAAACTGACCAGGTGATCCGCGAAAGT